GTGGTATAAGATTTCCCGCAGACTGCGGGAAATCTTATACCACTGGTACTTACGTAGACTGTGCCTGTACTGGTTATGTTATTAAATGTTACATTGCTGTTGGTATTAAGATCTTGATTATAAGCACCGACACCAGCTGGGCCAGTGGCACCTGTACTACCTTGTGTACCTTGTGGGCCTGTGTTACCCTGAATACCTTGTATACCCTGAATGCCTTGTGGACCTACTGGTCCAATGTTACCAGTGGCACCAGTTTGGCCAATATTACCTTGAATACCTTGAATTCCTTGTGGACCAACTGGACCAACGTTACCAGTAGCACCGGTCAAGCCTATGACGCCTTGTGGACCAGTTGCACCTGTGGCACCCACTGCCACAGCAATATTGCCATTTAGTCCTAGTATGTGTCCACCTTGGGTAACACCATCATGTACTCGTATGGTCTTGAGTGTGGTGTCCATGGTGATTTCACCAATTGGACCTACATATGCACTGCTGACTGTGGTATTACCGCGTTTGAGCAGTATTTGTTTGAGTATGACGTTGCCTGACATTATATGGTACCGCCGTCGATGGTGATTTCTGTGCCAGGTGTGGCCAATACCGCAGCTTCGTTATAGTAAGCAGGCTGTACCTGTAGATCCAAAGGCACACCAAAGTTATCGTCTATGTACAAGGGCGTGTCTAGATTGTCTGCGGTGCGTATGGTCTTAAATGTCAACTTGTACAAGCGTTGATCTAGGCTATTAACAGTAGCAGTGTTAATGGTAAACGATCCACGACCTATGGCAATGTTGCCACCAATGTTGGCAGCAAAACTCACAGGCATGGTGTGCACAGTGACTTGTTCTGCAGGATCCTGAATTTCGGCCTGTACGCTGTAGCCAGTTAGATTCACTGGCTTCTGATCTTGGTTCTTGATTACCACTTGAATTGGGTTGTTGGTACCTTGGTACACAGTTACTGGCCTGGCATACACGACTCTATTCCTTGTAGTAAAATGTGCTGTGTCCATAATTTGGACCTGCACAATATTGGGATATAAATATGTTTGGATCGTTGTCATTATTTTACTATTTACCGTTAACGTGGAAGAAATTAAACTGCTGCTCAGCCAATACCCATTTATTACCTATCTTGTCTATGGAGGCAACGAATACATAGGAATCATACAGAATTCCGATGAACAGATCACCACGATCTATGATTTCGGCAGTTTAAAAAATGCAGATCAGAAGCGTAGATTCTTAGATCTAGGCGAACAATGGTGGTGGGAAAGCAATCGCATGATTCCCATTAATGTATTTTTAAAAACAGACTGGGCTGAGTTTCGTTACTGTGTGAAAACCATGAACAGCAAAGATGTCAAGGTCAAGATGGGTCCACAACTTAACCTAAAAGAAATGGCAGCAAAGAGATCAAAGCGTCGTAGTATTACCTTGGTCCGCAAGGTCCAGTAGGTTCATGTGCACTGCTACTAAATGTGCATAAGCCACAGAATGGCTCTTTTTAAAATAATATTGATCATCAGCAGGGCGTTGCCACACAGATTCTGCAACGTCCTGCCAGCTGCGTCCTAGTAAATGTCGTTTGGCCGGACGTATCACAGCTAAAAACATGGCTAATCGTGCTATGGTATTCACAGCTTCTGGCATGGCCACTAAATTATCATAGTGATTGCCGATGTGTATTAACTGCGTACAGAATTCTGGTTCGTAGAGTCTATGCCATGATGGCTCACGCTGCAATAATTGATCGAGATGGATAGGTCCATTGACCTGTGTATAAACATGTACGTTTAAAAAATCTAGCTTGATATATCCTCTACCTTCGGCTATTCGATAATCCAATGAACTAGATTTTGTAACAGGGTCTACTGGAATATCTGTTACATAAACACCGGTATTATGTCGGATACGCTTTGAATCTGATATTATACTAGCAGGTACATGCCTGATAATGTTTAGAATCTGATTACGATCGGCAAAATCTAGATCTATGTCACTGGTAAATTTCATAGTCCGGCTACTGCTAATATGCGTCGAGCAAATTCAACATCGTCGGCGCGATCTCTAAATACACTTTGCCAATAGTCAGGATCAATAAATTTCATTATCATAGTGATTTGGTCTGTGTTTAGTCTTTCTAAAAAAGCTCGACCCGACTCAGCATGATACACAATCCAAACACTGATTCTGCCAGTGGTGATATGATAACAAACACGATTTTCATTGACTAATCTAAAATAATCACGATAGCCATTGAGATATTCTGGATGTTCTACCATGTAGTCTGCGATGCTTTGTATACTGCGTTCTAGAGCATCTTTTACAGATTCTCTACGTAGATAATCAAATAACCATTCAGCATAGAGTTTTTCTTGACACCAATGGTCTAATTTGCGATTATTTTTTAACAACCAACGCAAAAAATTCTCGAAGTTTATACAGTGTACGCTGTGACAGTGTCTGCCAAAGCGCACAAAAGCAGTATAGTAGTTACTGATAACAAAATCTTCATAGGTCAGTGATTTGCTACGCTGTGTGGTATTATAAAAAATTTGATATGCTCTAAAACCCCACTGTACTCCAAGTTCGTATTGCTGTTGAAATCGGCGTTTGCGTTCACACGCATGATGCGCCAGTGTGGTTTCTTTGACAAATTTTTTATCACAGTACTTACATTGATAACTCATCTTTTATTCTTCGGTCATCCCATCCTAAGTCTACTGCATACTTTCTTATGTCTGTGTCGGTCAACTGTTTAGACAATAATTCTAGTTCGTCTTGTTTAAGATGCGGGAATTGACTGTGTAAAAAGTTCAATACCGGGCTAGTCCGAGTAGTTTTGGCCTTCAGCCAGTAATGTCTTTGTGCACCCATTTTTGGACTCACAGTGGTACACACCAACCATTGTAATTTTGGATGTCGAGCTAGATCGAAAAAGTTTAGGTTCACACGCTCATTATGCGATCTTATATACCATTCTTGTAAATCAGGAATGCCCTGTACGCTAGCACCCCATTTCAACATCATGTAAGTACTAAATTTTTTTCGTTCTTCGTCGGTAAGACTGTCATAAAATCCACGATCCTTGGTGTCGAAGGCACGCATTTCCACAGCGATATCTAATTTACTCATTACCAAGCCTTTCCAAAATCCACTACTTCGCTAACACGACTGATATCTTTAACAAAGTAAATGCACAAGGGATTGTCTAGATCACTTTCTATGGGCACAGCTAACATCTGTCCTGGCTTGAGTTTGGGAAAGTACCACTTGACATCTTGATAGATATCTACAATCTCCACTGGTTGAAATTCGGGTCTATAACTGCGTATGGGATTGAAACAAAATGCCGAAAATCCACGATCGTTTATGCTAGTTAATGGTATGACTTCTAGATCGCCAAGATCAGGCTCACCAATCAGCAACTGCCAATCAACTGGCATTTTCACTGTGTGCTCACCTATGCGTAGTACTAGTGCAGGTGAGTTAAAACTTTCTAAAAAGATCAGGGGTATAAAATGATAGTCGGGATTCTTGGGATCTGAATTATCCAGTACACAGAATCTCAGATCTTCGACCTCGTCGGGAATTTCGTTAAGGTCATAAGCTCGGTTGGTATCTAGGTTTAGTATTCTTGACATAATTATTATTATACATAGTTGACACGTTCAATGTCAAATGGATAGTTTGCCTCTCGATAAAAATTCTTGCGCTGTGTTAGATGCCGCTTGGCAAACTTGCAGGAACTTGTTATGTCCCAGATTTGTACAAAGTCTTTGTCCTGCGCCTTTCTAATACCGCGCCCAATGCTTTGTATGACACGTACAAAACTCTTACCAGGCTCAATAAGCACAAGATTAAAAATCCTAGGCAAATTGATGCCAACTGCTGCCACACCGTAGGTTGCCACGATGACTTTATCTGATGCCGTTGCCACTTCGTCATATTCTTCCTGCCTATCGCTACCTTTGGTAGCTCCACTAACAAACACTGCATCACGTATTCTTGACACCAAGGCCTGTCCAGCAGCCACTCGGTCAATAAGGATTAGAGTATTAC